TATTCTCAATGCTTGCAGATACTCGTGGAGTCGATTGAGGCGCTTCTCGACGTTGGACTCGGTATTCCTGACAATCGTGGCACTGAGTTCTGTGTCGGTGATCTCTTGAGGATGGACACGCTCACTAAGGTTAAGTCTTGGAGCGATCTGGTGAAGGGAAGTATTGCCTCGCCGAATGAAGCTCGAGCGGCATTCGATCTTCTGCCTGTGGCGGGTGGCGAGTCCCCGATGATCCAGCAGCAGAACTTCAGTCTCGCGGCGATTGCCAAGCGAGATGCTAAGGAAGACCCATTTGCTACAGAGACGGCTACTCCGCCAGCAGATGATGGCGAAGACCCTCCACCAGAGGAACAAGACAATGCAGACGCTGCCAGATCGATCGAAGACATTGCCAAGAGATGGTATGACAGCGCAAAGAACTTTGGAGCTGCTCGCGTCTGAAGCCTTCTCCGAGGCTATGGGTCGCGTCATCGCTGAAAAGCAGAAGGAGTGGGATCGGATCATCGAGGTCCGAGACGCCGAGCACCGTGCAGTCGTTGCTGAGCTTCGTGCCAAGATAATTGAGCTCGAGGCTAATATTAAAACCTATGCGGATAATGCATTTGCCTTAGTTCGCGTGACTATGCAGGGGATTAAGAATGGCGAACCGGGACCAGCCGGGCCTATTGGTCCTGTTGGTGAGCGTGGCGAGAAGGGTGACAAAGGAGATAATGGGGAACAAGGACTTCCAGGTGCTCAGGGAGATCGCGGTTATTCAGGTATCGAGGGTGAGCCAGGAAAAGACGGAAAAGATGGTAGAGATGGTATCAACGGAAAAGATGGTAGAGACGGTGCTGACGGTGCGGGGTTTGATAGCTGGGAAGTCAAGTATGACGGGGTAAGAACATTCACTTTCTGCTGTGGCTCAGGTGACCGCAAGCAGGAGTTTTCCTTCAAAGTTCCGGTCATGATCGATCGTGGTGTCTGGCGTGCTGGAGTTTATGACACCGGCGACGTGGTGTCGCGCAACGGTTCGATCTATATAGCGCAGAAGGAAGGTGCTAACTCGATGCCGGGCACCGACAATGAGTGGCGCCTTGCGGTCAAGCATGGTCGGGACGGAAAGAACGGCATTGACGGTAAGCCGGGTGCTCCTGGCCCGGTCGGTCCTCGTGGTCAAGACTTGACCCAGCTTGGGCCTGATGGGAGGAAATGGTGAAGAAGCTTATTACTGGTCCGACTGTCGAGCCCATTACTCTCGCTCAGGCAAAGGCCCATCTTCGAGTCGACTTCACTGATGATGACCTGTGGATTACCTCGGCGATTGTCGGTTGCCGTCTCTATGCTGAGAAATTTATGGGGCGAGCTCTTGTGCAACAGACTTGGGAACTATCGCTCGATGAGTTTCCCGAGGATGAAATTGAGATACCACTCCCGCCATTGCAGTCAATTGTCAGTGTTAAGTATGATGATGTTGGCGGAGTCGAGCAGACGATTAGCGCATCTTCTTACCGTGTTGATACTTACTCGGAACCCGGTCGCGTCTTTCCGACTTCGAGCTGGCCTAGCACTTTAGACAAGAACAACGTTGTCAGGGTTAGGTTCATTGCGGGTTATCCCTCTACCTTGGACTCGCCAGACAACTTGGTCGACATGATACCTCAGTCGATCAAGAACGCCATCTTGCTTCATATCGGGATGCTCTACGCAAATCGAGAACAGTCTATAGTTGGAACAACAGCGGTGATCCTTCCATGGGGCGGAGCGGACGAGTTATTGAGGCAGTTCCTAGTCGAAGTAGCGATGGCATGAAAAACACAGCTTATGAGCTGGGAAAACAGAATTATCCGTGGTGGCCTGATTGGAAAGATCAATGTATTGCTATTCTCGCGTCAGGCGGTTCAGCAAAGAAAGTTGGTGTTGAGCAGCTCCGAGATCATCTGCACATAGTTGCTATTAAGCAAACATTCGAACTATGTAGGGGCTGGGCGGATGCTGTCTACGGTTGCGATGATCCATGGTGGATCGCGCGCAATGGTCTTCCTGAGTTCAAAGGACTGAAGTTCTCCTACGGGCCTGTGGCAACTACACGATACAAGGATATCCACAGGGTGACGATTGCAAGCGCTGATGAACTCATGATCGAGCAACCACTTGTTGTTGGTAATGGCGGCAATTCCGGTTTTCAGATGCTCAATCTTGCAGTGCAATTTGGTGTCAAAGGAGTGATATTGGTAGGCTTCGACATGAACAATGTTGGCGGCATTCACTGGTATGGAAGAAATACTTTTCAAGGAATGAACAACCCTGCCGAGAGCAATTACATGAGGTGGATGCAAGGGTTTGAGGCAGTAAAGAAGAAGATCAAGACTTTGGATATCGATGTAGTGAACGTGTCACCCACGAGTAGCTTGAACGCTTTCCGGAAATCAACCATCGAGGAAACACTGAAGGACTGGGGCCTATGACGCTGAACTCACCGCCTATGTCAATCTGGATCGGTTATGATCCAAGACCAACCCAAGTCGCGGCATTTGCGATTGCTCGTTACTCGATTAGCCGATTCAATCGATATATCCCGATCCAAGGACTCATACTTGACGAGCTTAGAAAGGCGGGCTTATATTACCGACCGGAAAAATCAATTGGCGACCAGAAATGGGACATGATCTCAGATGCCCCTGTGTCAACTGAATTCAGCATCTCTCGCTTCCTTGTACCAATCCTTGCAAAACAAGGATGGGCTCTCTTCTGTGATCCAGATGTGCTATTCCGCGCGAATGTCACTCGTCTCTTCGATCTTGGCCAGCGAGAAAAGGCGGTCATGTGCGTCCATCATAACTACGAGCAAGTTGAAGGGCTTAAGATGGACGGCAAGATCCAAACTGCCTATCCAAGAAAGAACTGGTCATCGGTCATGCTCTTCAATTGTGACCATCCGTCCAACCGTCGTCTTACGGTGGAAATGATCAACACTGTACCTGGGAGAGATCTTCATCGTTTCTGCTGGCTCGAGGACCATGAGATCGGTGAGCTTCCTCCTGAGTGGAACTATTGTCCTGGGTTGAGCAAGCTAAATGGTAAATCACCTTCCGTCGTTCACTTTACCAGCGGACTCCCCAATGTCCCTGGCTATGAAGATCAAGAATATGCTGACGAATGGCAGGAATGCCTTCCTTGCGCCGTCGGCGCTACACGTTGGAGGACCAGTGGCTGCTGATCGTAACGCTGCCGGTTGGCGATGGCAGGATAAGGCTTCAGGCGGAGGGTTGTTCGATGAGACTCACCCAACTCGAAGAGTCGTCGGGGTTCATGACATTCGCTTTGATGGTCTCAGTGATCTTCTACTGCGTGCTCGTGGCTGCTCTGTCATTGATATCGGCTGCAATCGTGGGCATGTTGCTTATGATTTTGCAATGAATGGGGCACGGCTTGTTCATGGTTGTGATATCCATGGTCCAAGCATCCAGGCGGCCAAGATCTGGTTCTCTGAACTTCCTCATGTAGAGACTCGGTTTGAAGTCGTTGATCTTGCTCTCGGGCCTGATGCGATGACCAAGGCTTTTGGTAACGCTGACGTATACGATATTGTTCTCTTCATTGGTACTTACCATAAACTCAAACGAGTGATGACACCTAAGGCTCTCGATGATTTGGTCGTTTATCTGGGAGACTTAGCAGTTCACTACTTCGGATGGAACGGGTATCGAGAAGATCTTGAGCCGATGGATGGTCATCTCACAAAGGCCGGACTTGCGCGAATTCATACGTCAGAGCTTGCTCTGCCTGGTCGGCCTGCAGCGATCTGGAGGCGTGGGGGCTGATGGGTCACGGTGATGATATCATGGCGACTGCTATGGCGAAAGGTGCCCATGATCGTGGTCGGCGGATTGCCTTCGGTAACGGCAAGGAGATTATATGGGGTCCTTTCTCGAAAGAGATATTCAAGAACAATCCCAACATAGCCCCGCCTGGATCTGAGCGGGACAAGGACATTGAGTGGATTAAGTACTACAAAGGTCACCGCATCTACAATAACAATGGCGGTACTCGATGGTTATGGAATTATGACTTCAAAGTGAAACCCGGAGAGATTTATTTCGATCAGGCTGAGTTCTCCTCAAGCCTGGTCGGCTTAGCGAATGACATAGTTTTTATCGAGCCTAACGTTCCGAACAAGCCTTGTGCTCCCAACAAGCAATGGCCTGTGGAGAGGTTCAAACAGATCACTAAGATCTTGATGAAGCGTGGACTGATGGTGATGCAGCCGGAATATGGGGGTCCAAATCGTGTAGCTCCAGGATTGAAGACAAGGAGTTTCAGGGATGGCATGGTTCTCCTATCGAGGGCTAAGGTTGCTATCTTGCCGGAAGGAGGTCTTCACCATGCTGCTGCCGCTCTTGGTATACCAGCTGTCGTGCTTTTTGGTGGCTTCGTTCCTCCTAGCGTGCTTGGGTATGATCTACACACTAATCTTACTGGCGGTGCTCGGGCGTGCGGGGTATTTAATCGCTGTCCTCACTGTGTCCAAGCTATGGCACAGATCACGGTTGATGAGGTTCTAGCTGCAACGGAGAAGCATCTGACATGAGAAAATTTGAGACCCATATGTTGCAGGACGTGAGGGAGTTCGATCGGTTCTTGAACTTCATCATAGGTCAGAATGTTAAAAGTTTCCTCGAGATCGGCTCGAAGAACGGCGGTACGTTCTGGCGTATCTCGAATGTACTCCCAAGAGGTTCTCGTGTCGTTTCGGTCGATCTACCTCAAGGTGATACCTCATTTAAAGAGACTCAACCTAATCTGGAACAGTGCGTTGGGGCGCTGGCCGCTGCTGGTTATGACTCTTACCTCTTTCTTGGTGATAGCACTGATCCTGTTATTATCGAAAAGGTGAGACAGCTCGGACCTTTCGATCTGTGCTTCATCGACGCGAACCATACTGAGCCTTATGTCCGAAAGGATTGGGAGAATTACGGTTCGATCTCAAACATTGTTGCGTTCCATGACATCGGCTGGATAGCCAGACCCGAACCCAGCAAGAAGATGCCGATCGAAGTGCCCAAAGTGTGGAATGAAATAAAGCAAGGGTTCGAGCACATCGAAATACGACTATGTCCTCGAGACAATGGAATAGGTGTCCTGTGGCGCAATCGACCGATTTCTGGAGCAAGCTAACTAAATACACAAAGTCTACACCTGACCGTCTCAACTCGATGGTCGAGGCCCTCTATGCCATCGAGGACGACTCCGTTCCAGGAGATGTGGTTGAGTGTGGGGTATGGCGTGGCGGCAATATAATGCTCGCGCGATTGATTGCGCCTGAGCGGGTCTGCTGGTTGTTCGATACATTCGAGGGCATGACTGTGCCAGACCCTGAGCTCGATGTGAAGCGAGACGGTGAGAAGGCTATTGATCGATATAAACTGAAACTCGCCGGCGGAACAAAGTGGGATGCTGCGTCGTTTGAGGAGGTGATCAAGGGTTTCCAAGACCTAGGTCTCTACGATGCTTCGCTCCTCCGATTTATTGGAGGCCCCGTGGAGGATACTCTTCCTGGTGCCGTTATCAGAGCACCAGAGATGATCCCGACTAAGATCTCGATCCTCCGACTTGACATGGACTGGTATAGCCCGACGAAGGTAGCGCTAGACTATTTGTACCCGAGACTCTCAGTGAATGGATTTTTGATAGTCGATGATTATGGTCATTGGATGGGATGTAAGAAAGCTGTTGATGAATACTTTAATGAAGATGTTCCAGTGTTCAAAGACATCGACTACAGTTGCAGAGTGTTTAGGAAAGGATAGGCTATGCCAAGTGACGAGGAGATTGAGGCTGCGGGTAGAGTCTTGTTCGGGCCTGACTGGGCTCAACATGCGGCTGATATATCTGACGCACTCAATGCGGCTGATCTTGCGAAGAATACAAGAGACAGCCAGGACATAGAGAGTCAGGTCGCTGAGTTGCTGGATGCGCTTCAGCAGGAACGTGGTCGTAACGATATCAGGGGGGTGAACGCTAGAGCTGAGTTCATCATCAGGCGTCTCATGCGTGAACGTCGTCGCTTCATGGCAAACAGTCCACCGAATAGTCCTTGATCATGCTGACAATCTGCACATGGCTGTGGGGCAATAAGTATGGCAGTCGAGATGTCTACCAGCTCAAGCGAGCGCTAGACCGAAATCTGAGTCAACGCTATAGATTTTTACTCATAACCGAGAACTATCGTCCCATCTCTGAGAAGACACTTCCAGGAGTTGAGCGGTTTAACATTC